TGCCGCAACCAAGGGGCGACCCATATCGTGTACGTGGACGCCGACGAAGTCTTAACGGGCAATCTGCTGCCGCGGATTCGCGGGTTAGTCGAATGCACGCAGCCGGGCCTGATTCTGCAACTGCCCTGGCTCAGTATGCGCGGCTCGATTGCGCGCTACGAAGTCTCCGGACCCTGGGCGCGCTGTGACGTTTCAGTGGCGTTTGCCGACGATCCGCGCTGGCATTGGACGGCGCGGCAGGGCTACGATTTTCATCACAGACACCCGATGGGCATCCCCTTTGCGGCCTACAAACCACTGCGCCGACACGAGGGCGGGCTGATGCACTTGCAATTCGTGAGCGACCGGAGGCTGAAAGCGAAGCAGTATCTATACCAACTTACGGAGCGCTTGCGCTGGCCAGATCGAGAGCCAGTCTCGGTTATCCGGCAACGCTATTCAATGGCTGTCTATGGGCGGCCGGAACGTGACGCAAACACTCCGGGGCTGGTGCAACACTTCGGTATTGAGCACGCGCGAGCCATTCAGCAAGCGGCGCGAGAAGCCAATCCCGCGCTCACTGAGGTGATCGGTCCCGACAAGCTCGGCTATGCTCCAGCGGATTGGTGGGCGCCATATAGTGAGTTCGTGCAATACCTTCACCCCGATGATGAGCCTTGGCAGATCGAAGAATGTCGGCGCATACTGAGCGAGCATCCTGGTATTGAAACAGGACTGGATAACTTCGGTATTGTTTAGTGCCGCAATCTAGGGTACAATCGCTTCGCATGGCAAAAGGTAAGCACGGAATGTCTGAGTCGCCGGAGTTTTGGGCGTGGGTCAACATGCTCCGGCGATGTCTCTACAAAAAGCATCCAAGCTTCAAAAGCTACGGCGCTCGTGGCATCACCGTCCATGCTCCGTGGATCGCTGGTTTCGCTGCGTTTCTTGCTGATGTTGGAAAGCGCCCGTCTAAAGCTCACAGCCTAGAACGGATCAACAATAACAAAGGCTACGAGCCGGGCAACGTGAAGTGGGCAACGCGCAAAGAGCAGATGACCAACACCCGTAGCAATCATTGGATCGAAATCGACGGAGAGAAAAACACCCTGCGCGGTTGGGCTCAATTGAAGGATATCCACGAGACCACGATTATTCACCGGATCGAGCGTGGCATGAGTGAGCGCGATGCCGTGCTGACACCCCCACGGCTCGGTGGACGGCGAGCCACCAAAAAGGCGGCGGCGTGATCTTCCGCAGCAACCTCGTGGCCCCGGACCTATCGGCGCATTTCAAACTACTGTCGAAGCCGCGCAGCTACAGTTTCGGCCATGACGTGCCCTCCGACCCGGACTTCGAACCGGAATGTTGTTATTGGTCTCACGATGAAGCGGCGATCCTGTTCACCGCGGCGCGCATCCTGGGCGGGGAATGGCTCGATATCGGCTGCCGGTTCGGCTGGACCTCGGCCCATATCGCAGCGGCGGGCGCGGGTGTACTGTGCCTCGACCCGATCCTGAAAACGCAAGGAGCGGCGGATCGCTTCGAGGAACAGATGAGGCCGTGGTGGGATAAAGTGCTCGGCTCGACCTACCTCACGGCGGCGGAATTCTTCGGCATGGATCAGGACCGCTTCGACGGTTTTGTGATCGACGCCGACCATGACGCGCCCAACCCATTGAACGACGCGATGGGCTGCGCGAAGCTCGCCAAACCCGACGCGGTGATCCTGCTGCACGACTTTTGGGGCACGCCGATCCGCGAGGCGGTAACGTGGCTCTTGGATCAAGGCTGGAAAGCGCGGGTGTACTGGACACCCAACGGAGTAGCGTGTTGCTGGCGCGGCGACACTACGCCGGTCAATCACAAGCCCGACCCACGGATTCGAGACGCCGCCGGGCTGCGCTTCGCCGATTTCGATTACACGAGGCTCTCATGAGAACCATCACCTGCATCACGATGGACCTCACGACGCACTGCGACCGGCGCTGCCCCAACTGCTGCGCGGGAGTCGGCATCAACCGCAAACTTCAGCACCATCCCTGGGAATACTTCGAGCGCGTGGCGCCGTTCATCTACGGAATCGAGCGCGTCAACCTGACCGGCGGCGAGCCTACTGTTCACCCGCAGTTTGCCGAGTTCGTGCCCCGCTTCCGCGCGCTGTTCGGCTGCAAGCGTCTGACGCTGAGCACCGACGGTTTCCGCGTCGACCACTATCACGATCTGATCGCGCGGGAATTCGACGAGGTGCACTTCAGCGATTACCAAACCCGGCCCGAGGCGGTGGTCTCGCTGCGAGCCATGCCGCTCAAGCTGAGCGTCTATCCGGCTGGTCAGGATGCGCGAAATTTTGAATCTCGCGCCCGGCGTGGCTCTGGCAAGCCGTGTTTCCGGGGGGAAAGCGACACGGTCGCCTACGCCGATGGAAAGTTCTTTCCGTGCTGCGTGTCGCCTGGTCTCGATCACACGCAAGGATTAGAGCCCTGCGAAGGCTGGCAGGAAAAGGTACAATTGCTCGACATGGGATGCGCCGAGTGTTTCTTCAGCCCAGCATGAGCTACGATATCATCCGCACGCCGGGCTCGCTGATCGACCTGCGCCAACTGGTCGCCGCTGCGCTCTTGGCGGGCTGGCAGCCATTGGGCGCGCCGTTCCGGGACGCCGAAACGCGCGAATGGTGCCAAGCGGTGACCGGACTGGCCTCGAAACCCGGCGAAGTGCGGCTCCACGAACCCAAACGTACTAAGTAAGCGTAGTACCCTCTAGGCGATCTGCTCTATTGAGTGCCGTGCTCAATTGCTACATGCTTTGAGCATGAGAATAATCAAAAGCTTTATCGGACCTATCCTGCTGGTTCTGGCCTTGTGCGCGCAGTCAGCCACCGCAGCTACTCATCGCTCCAGAATCATCGTGCGCACGCGCTACGCTGCGCCGCTCCGCTACTATCGCTACGGGCTGATCGGCAACCTGGTCGGACTGGGCATGGTGGCCGCCTGGGAAGCCCGGCACTCCCCGGAATATGTCGCTCCCGTGTATGTTGCGCCGGCATTCGATAACAGCAACATTGCGGCTGGAGTCGCGGGAACCGGCAACGGCGTCGGCGCGCCTGTTGTGTACTCGACCCCGATGTGTAACGGCCGCTGTCCGGTTGTCGCCGATCCCGGCCCCTCGCCCGACGCGCTGGGGGCCAAGTGAGCAACGCCATCTGGGAAGCGCTGGCCATGTACCAGGATGCGTTGCGGGATAAAGACCCGTTTCGCATTCAAGCCGCCAAGCGGCATTGGGAGTTCCTGATCGATCTACAGCGATTAAGAGCGGTCATCTAAGGTCTTTTCTCAAGCAAAGACGTCAGCGCCCTGATCGCAGATCGGGAGCGCAAGAAGAATCGCTGCCCAGTGCGCGCTATTTTTCAACGCTAATATCAGCCTTACAAAGGGAACACATTGCGGCCAGTCGCCATAAAACGCGATTGGCCCTTTTTGTTTTGTGCTATAGTTGCGGCAAATGAATTGGCTGCAACGGTTTTGCATCCGCCTGGCCGCCCGCATTGCTCCACCACTGGGCAAGCTGCTCAATTCGGCTGGCGGAACTGTCGAGCGGCTGTACGAGCAAAACCAGATGCTCCGCGAAAGGCTCTCCGAAGAACAATCGCTGATCCTTCAGGAAATCACCGAGTACCGCGAAGCGATGGCCATGGCCGGAGGCGGTTGGACCCCGCGCGTGCGCGAGGGCGCCGTCGATGTTAGCTACACGGTGCGCAAGGAATCCGATTCGCTGGCCGTCGTCCACTGCAAAGAGCGCCTCGCGGAGTTGGAGTTGGCGCTCGAAGATCGCGGCTGGAAACGCCAGCTCGCTTTGGCCGCGACGGAATTCTCCCGCTACGGAATTCAGCAGATCATTCTGATTTCCCGTCTCTACTTCATCAAGCACCCGCTCATCCAGCGCGGCATCAAGGTATCGAGCTACTACGTTTTTGGACGCGGCGTCGAGATCAGCTCGCCCGACGAAACAGCCAATGAAGTTCTCGAAGCATTCTTCAACGACCCGCGCAACGCCAACGAGATCACGCACACCGGCCTGGTGAAAAAAGAAGAGGCGCTGCACACCGATGGCAATTTATTCTGGAGCCTGCACACGGCGGTCGACGATGGCCAAACGATCGTGCGACACATCGACGCGCTGGAAATTGAGGAGATCATCACGGACCCCAACGACCAGGCCGTGCCGTGGTTCTATCACCGCCGCTGGACGCAAGTCGATTTCGACGTGAACTCGGGCAACACTCAGATGAAGCCGATGGAGGCCTGGTATGTGGCGCTCGGCTACGCCGGAAAACCTCCGGCGCAAATCAACGGCAAGCCCGTGTGGAGAGACGGCAGCAGTATGCCGGTGCCGATCCTGCACGTAAAAGTGGATGCGCTCTCCAAGTGGCATTTCGGTTGCCCGCTGGTCTATGCGGCGCTCGATTGGGCGCGGGCTTATCGGCACTTCCTCGAAGATTGGTCCACGATCACCCGGCAGCTTGCGCGGTTCTCGTGGCAAGTCGAAACGCAGGGCGGCATCCCGGCTATTGCCGCGTTCAAGCAGACGCTGGCTACGACGCTGGGCAACGACGGGAACAACGTCGAGACCAATCCGCCACCTGTCACGGGATCGGCGTGGATCACCGGGCCGGGAAACAAGCTTCAGGCGATCAAGACAGCGGGCGCAACGACCGAACCCGAGCAGGGCCGGCGCGTGATGCTCATGGTGGCGGCCGCGTTTGGATTGCCCGAAACCTTCTTCGGCGATGCCTCGACCGGAAGCTTGGCGACGGCGCAATCTCTCGACCGTCCGACAGAATTGAAATTTCTCGAGGCTCAAGAGCGCTGGCGGGAAGTCTTGCAGCGTGTCGCCCAATACGTGCTCGATCAATCGTCGAGTGCGCCGAAGGGCCGGTTACGCGAGGCGCGCAAGGCCAAGTCCGAGCCCATCGTCATCGACGTGAAGTTCCCGTCCATCCTGGAGCATGACATCACTTCGCGCATCACGGCGATAGTGGAAGCCATGACGCTCAATGGATTCGAGACGACCGGCATCGACGAAAAAACGGGCGTGGGATTGCTGCTCGAAGAATTGGGAGTGGAAGATGTCCAGTCGGTCCTCGATGCGATGTATCCCGAGAAAGCATCTGGTAAGAGTCAAGGCTATGAGCCTGACCGCACGCTTGAGCCGGAGCCTGAACCAGTTGCGCCGGGCCAGGCAACGGTTGGGGGCGTACCAGTTCCGGCCGGGATTGCCGGACAAGGCGCGCCGCCGGTTGCTCCGAAGCCTCGGCAAGCGCATCCTAAGCGTACCGCGGCTAGCGCGAAAGAGGCGGTGGTCGCGCGCGCTGTGGGCGAGCTGCGCAAAGCGTTGGTAAAGTTGCAGGAGCAGGCGAAATAGATGCCAGCCGGATACGCCAAAGGGCGGAAACATGCAAAGCCCTAGGCACGTTATCGGGCTGAGTGGCGGGAAGGATTCGACGGCGCTTGCTTTGCGTCTCGCCGAAGTTGAGCCGCGAGATTACGATTTTATCTGCACCCCCACAGGGCATGAATTGGACCCCATGAAGGCGTGGTGGGATCGGCTTGAAGTTTTGCTCGGTAAGCCACTGATCCGCATCACGAACCAAGGGCGTACACTCACCGACCTGATTCACATCCACAACGCCCTGCCCAATAACCGGCAGCGGTGGTGTACGCGCCAGTTGAAGATTGAGCCCACAATCGCGTGGTGCGTTCGCAACGCGCCGGTAATTCTGTACGTTGGACTCCGCGCCGATGAAGACGAGCGGGAAGGCATCTACGGCGATTTGGTCCATTCTGATTTTCCATTCCGGCGTTGGGGATGGGGGATCGACGAGGTGTGGGGTTATCTCGAATCCAAGGGCCTGGCGAGTTGTATCCCGGTTAGGACTGACTGCTATGACTGCTATGACCAGAAAATTCGCGAATGGTGGGCGCTCTGGAAATTCCATCCCGATCTCTTCGAGGCGGCCTGTCTTGACGAAGACAGGACCGGGAGAACATTCCGCTCCCCGACCCGTGATACATGGCCTGCAAGTCTCAGGCTGTTGGCTCTGGAGTTCGCTTCGGGCCGTAAGATTCGGGGCGGGACTGAGCCACGGCGTGAAGCGTGCCGAGTCTGTAGTCTCTAGGCTATGGCTATGCAAGGGACTCATCTATATAATTCCCTTTTCAATGACCTGGTTACACGTCGTCGGCTGGATGATGCTGGCGATTATCGCCGGCCTGGTGGTCTTGTGCATCGCCGTCGAAATCATGGAAGCGCGGCGCTGCGACCGCCTGGCGCTGGAAATGCGCGGGCATGTGAACCGGGAGTGAGCAAGATTGCTCACGCCTAGGCACACGCCTAGTATCATTGGCAGGCGATTTGCAGGCAGGATGGGGTAAGGAGAACTCATCCGATGAGCAGTGCTGTTGCCCGAGTCCAAACGTTTGAGCATTTCCAGGAGATCGAATTGGCCGAACAAGCACAAGCGGATTTTTTCACCGTCGCCGACCGGCGCGAGCAGATGAAGCAATCGCTGATGCTCGAAGATATCGTCAAGCGCATGGACAAGGCCGAAACCGCCAGCCTGGCTCAGGTCGCCAATCACGAAACGCGCCTGGCGTCACTCGAAACCACCCGCAACGTGATCCAGGGCCAAGGCAAGCTCATGCTCACCTTGGTCGGTCTGGTGGCGGCCCTGGTGGGCTCTGGCGTCCATGTGCTGTTCGATTGGCTGCGCCCGAAATGACCCGCTTAAGGAGACTTGCGTTATGCCGTTGCTGATTCAGATCGTGATTACGCTGGCGATTGTCGGGCTGGTGCTATGGGTGTTGCAGCAGATCCCCATGGACGCAACCATCGCTCGCATCATCCGGGTGGTAGTCATTGTCGCCGTCTGTATTTACCTGTTGCTCCTACTCGCCTCTTTGGCCGGTAGTGGCGTGAGCCTGTTTCCTGGTCCTTATCACCGCTGATGCAAGATTTGATCGAAGCCGCGCTCAAAGTCGCCGACGCCACGCTCGACGCCCTGGGCGTCCAGCTCGACGAAGCCACGGGCCAGTATTATATGGACGAGGTCACAGTCAAAAAGTGGGTGCTCGGCGACGGCGGCTCATCTGGCAATTGCGAAGACTGCGAAGACAACGCGACGGACGGGGATATCGACATGGATGCTTTGTTTTCGAGCGGCCACGATGAACCGCCAGCCCATCCGAATTGTACCTGCACGGTGGAATATCGAGACACGCGCAAGCGCGTTTATATCTGAGGGGTTCCGTGCGCGCGAACGGGAGTACGTCACCTGATTCTTGGCGTAGTAGCAGCGTGCTCTCATGGCTAGCCACGCGATATACTCCGGTTTGCGGACTCGTTTCGGCATCAACGAAATTAGTATTGCACAATTACGCACCTTTGTAGTAGACTCTTTTGTGTCGCCTCCCCCAAGCGAAAAAAGGAGAATACCAAACAACATGCAAGCACGTTTGCAAATCGATCAGACCATCACTGCGCCGGATCTGGCCCAGGCTCTAGCCGATGAGCAAGGAACATTTTTGGTGCAGCAAGGGGGGCAGTCCTACATCGCGGTTTCGAAAGCGGGTCATTCGATTGTCTCGCTCAAGCCGGTAGGGCCGCGCGTCCCGACTCTGAATATCGGAGCTAGTCCGGAGAATTGGTTTGTGACCAAGGTATCGGAAGGCACCGAGTTCGCCAGCGAGCGGCTGGAACAATCCCAACGGGCTCGCGGTTAAATCGAGATCCCGAGCCGCGGCGGGCGCCCGCGGGGCAGCACAGGGGAAGGGCGGGAGTTTCGGGGATAGATACTGCCGCCCCTTTTATCATCGGGGGAGAATCAAAACATGAAGATCACGATGGAATCGACTTCGCAGATTGTCAACGCGTCGGGCCTGGACTGCCGGGTCTGGGAAGGTGTCACTGAGCGAGGCGTCAAGGTGCATGTGCTGGTAACCCGCGTGGCCGTGCACAAGGATCAGGATTGCTCGCAGTTCGAGGCGGAACTGAAAGAGCAACGCGCCCCCACGGTCGAGGCGCAGCAAGCCTTTCCCGCGAGGATGATCCTTTGAAAACGAATTGCTTGATTACGCAGCGGGTCGCCGGGCCCTGCCACCGATGCTCCAGCCACGTGGAAGGCGCGCACATCGTCTCCGGCAAAGACGGCTTGGCGATGGTGCTGTGCCGGGATTGTTGTCCAGAGCATGGCGCAAAACGCAAAGCCATGGGAGCCTCGCAAGGCAATGAGCCAGCCGAAGAAAAGCAAGCGTAAGCCGGTGCGCGGGCCGGCCGATTGCGGCAAGTGCAAAGACGGCTACCGCGAGGCGTTGACGACCAAGCACTATACCGGAGTGATGTATTGCTTGTGCGAAAGAGGCCAGTGGCGACACCAACTGGCGCGAAAACGAGAGTATGCCGACCGAACTTGAGCGCGTGGACAGCGAGATAGCGGAGTGCGAGGCGCTGCTACGAAACGGGCATCCCGACGTCCAAGGCTTGACCATGGCGCTCAAAGATTGGCGCACGGAACGGCGGTTGATCTACAGCGGTTTCCTTCAGCGCAAATCGCAACTCGGAGGCCGCTACGGATTCGAGCCGTTGTGGATGCCCGATTGGCTGTATCCCTTCCAACAATCCCTCGTGAACTGGGCGATGCTCAAAGGTCGGGCAGCGATTCTGGCCGATTGTGGATTGGGCAAGACGCCGATGTTCCTCGTGTGGGCCGAAAACATCGTCAGAAAGACTGGAAAGCGCGTCTTGGTTCTCACGCCATCGGCTGTCGGGGCTCAGACTGTCCGCGAGGCCAATAAGTTTGATATCGAGGCGCAGAAGTGCTCAGACGGCAAGATCCACGCTGGCATCAACGTCATCAACTATGAACGGCTGCACCACCTGAATCCAAGCGATTTTATTGGTGTGGTGGCGGACGAATCGAGCATCCTTAAAAACTACGCGGGTAAGCGACGTTCTCAGATAACCGAGTTCATGCGCCAGATGCCCTATCGATTGCTGGCTACTGCGACGGCGGCGCCCAACGATCACATCGAACTGGGTACGTCATCGGAAGCTCTCGGCGAACTCGGTTATCTGGACATGCTGAGTCGGTACTTCAAGAACGATCAGAACACGATTCAACCGATGCGGCGGCACATCATTGGCAAAAACTTCCGCGACCCGAAGCCGCTAGTTGAAAAGTGGCGATTCAAAGGGCACGCGGAGATTCCGTTCTACCAGTTCGTGTGTTCCTGGGCTCGAGCCTGCCGCAAGCCGTCAGACCTGGGATTCCCCGACACCGGCTATCCGCACGGCGATTACAAGCTAACCGAATTGATCGAGCGTGAGCACGTGGTCGTGGCAAATAGCCTACCCGATGGATTCCTCTTTCCAGTGCCGGCGATCGGGCTGAAGGAACAGCGCGACGAATGCCGACGCACCATCGAAGAACGCTGCGAGAAAGCGGCGGAATTGTGCTCCGAGCGAAAAGGGCAATCGCTCATCTGGTGTAACCTCAACCCGGAAGGAAAGCTCTTGCGCAAGATCGTGCCGAACTGCGCGGAGATCGCCGGCGACACGCCGGAAGAAAAGCGCGAAGAATTGTTTGAAGCCTTCGCCTCAGGCCAACTACAGCGGATCGTTACCAAAGACAAGATCGCCGGATGGGGCTTGAATCTTCAGAACTGCGATCATATGACGCGGTTTCCAACAAACAGCTACGAGGCTTACTACCAAGGCGTTCGAAGGGCGTGGCGATTCGGGCAAAAGAACGATGTCACGGTGGACATCATCAGGACGGAAGGGGAAGAGTCAGTCATGGAAAACATGCGACGGAAATCCAAACAGGCCGACAAAATGTTCACGTCGCTGGTTGCTCAGATGCACAACGCGATGGGTGTCGAGACGGGATCGACTTTTACAAAAGTCGAAGCAATTCCGGGGTGGCTATGAGCGTTAGGGAGCAGGAAGTCACGGAGCGTTATGCGGCCTATTCTGGCGATTGCATCGAAGTTATGCAGGGTTTGCCGAAAGAGTGCATCCACCTGTCCACGTACTCGCCGCCGTTCGGCGGTCTGTTTCAGTACAGTTCCGATCCCCGCGACCTGTCGAACTCGCTGGATTACAAGCAATTCTTCGAACACTACGAATACGTTGTGAGCGAACTGTTTAGACTCACCTTGCCAGGCCGCATGACGGGCGTGCATTGCATGGACATCCCCAGCGGCAACACCGGCTCCGATCACCTGGTGGACTTTCCGGGCGACATCATCCGGCTTCACGACAAGATCGGATGGAAATACATTGCGCGCTACGCGATCTGGAAAGAGCCGCTCGCAGTGCGCAACCGGACCATGGCAAAGAATCTGGCCCACAAGACCATCGTGGAAGATTCTTCGCGTTGCAGTGTGGCCTCGGCCGATTACCTTCTTATCTTTCGGCGCAAGGGAACAAACAAAGTGCCGATCAGACATCCTCAGGGCCTACTGACCTACGCGGGTTCGCGCAAGATGCCAGCCGAATTGCTCCGCTACAAGGGATGGACGGGAAACCAAATCGAGAACCGCTACTCGCATTGGATCTGGCGGCAGTACGCCTCGGCATTTTGGGACGACATCCGCATTGACCGGGTAGTTCCGTTCAGAAAAGCGAAGGATGAGAACGACGAGAAGCACATCCACGTCCTTCAACTGGATGTGATCGAACGCTGTCTCCAACTGTGGAGCAACCCGGAGGAGAACATCTTGACGCCGTTCATGGGCGCCGGTTCGGAAGTGTGCGGGGCCATCGTGAACAATCGCCGCGGTGTGGGGGTAGAACTGAAACCCTCGTATTACCAGCAAGCGCTCTCGAACATCCAGCGCGTGATCGCCAACAATGGATGGGGCGATCTGGATAACCAGGAACGGCTAGACTTCAGCGCGGAAGAGGGGCTCGGGGCGGAAGTCGAAGTAGCGTAGGCGTTCCACGGGAAACAACAGCTTTTCCAGAGGCTAAACCTCCAGATCCTCAATGATCGCCGCTGCTGTCAGTCCGTTCATTTCCCGGATTCCCAGCGCCTGAAACCGGGCGCGCGCCTTCTCCTTGAACAGCTCTCCGCCGTGCCGTAAGGCCCGCCGGATTCCCCGCTCTAAGACGGTTCCCCGATACTTCCGCATGTAGGCCGCGCGGCACGAACGGCAGTAGCGTTGACCCTCGGTTGTCTCGTTGGTCTCACACTTCGAGCAGATCACTGATTTTACGATTCTTACATAAAACAAATAGACCTGCTTATGTTTCGGTGCGCATGATGAGCCATACATGGCTCTTAGCGTTGCGTTCAAGCTGGTGGCCGCCAAACTTCAGGAAGCGGCGGCCACCGCCTTAGCCAATTCCGACGTTTGCAAATGGCTCTCCGACTCCATCCAGGACATCGCAGGCGAAGGCTCCTATGGCTACTACATCGACCACATTGGCGACGGGACTTCCGGCGACGTGATCTATTGCTGTGGCGGGGGTCTCAAAAAAGCGCCCTACCAGATCACCTCCGTAAACGAAAAGCCATTCTGCCATATCGACGCAGACAAAGCCGTCGATGTCCTTCCGCGCACGACCTACGAAGAGGAAGTTGACGACCAGGACCACTACGCTTCGATGGAAGCAGCCGGCCTTTATCTTCCTGGGCAAGCCAAATTCGCCGAGCGGTTCATTTCCAAAGATGAGCGCGACAAGGCCGACGAGGGCTCATTCGCCGGCAAAGGCAAAAGCTTCCCGATCCTCAAAGCAGGCGATGTCAAAGCCGCCGTTGCTTCGATGGGCCGCGCCGGAGCAAAGAACCTGGGCTCGGCTGCGCTGAAGCGCAACATCACGGCCATTGCCAAAAAGAAAGGCTTCGCCGCAGAGCTTCCCGACTCCTGGAAAGACGATGCGAAAGAATCCGTCGACATCGAAATTCTGGGCGACGTGATCCCGCTGAAGGAAGGCGCTGTCGGCCAGGACGGAACCGCCTACCTGAAGCTCATCGCACCGGGCCGCGGAGCATCCGGTTTCTATCCAGCCGAAGTGCTGAAGCGCGACGGTCCCTCGATCTTCAAAGCCGGCACCAAGAACTTTTGGAACCACCAGACCGACGCCGAAGAGTCGGCCCGTCCCGAGGGAGACTTGCGCGACCTGGCCTCTGTGCTCACCGAAGACGCTCACTACGAAGACTCGGGACCCGCCGGACCGGGGCTCTATGCGCGCGCGAAAGTATTTGAGAATTTTCGGCAGCCGGTTGACGACCTGGCGAAACACATCGGCATGTCCATTCGGGCCTCCGGCAAAGCCAAGGAAGGCAAAGCGCCAGACGGCAAATCGGGGCCGATCATCGAGCAGCTCACCCGCGGCATCTCGGTCGACTACGTGACCACGCCGGGAGCGGGTGGAAAGATTTTGCAGTTATTCGAAGCGGCTCGCAAACCAGCGAGCAATCCCACAGAAGGAGGCGAGTCCGATATGGACGAAGCCACAGCAAAGAAACTCATCGAGTCCAACCGCAAGCTGTCCCAGCGGTTGGCGCTCCGCGAGGCGCGCGACGTCGCAACCTCGGAACTCGGCCTCGTGCGTCTTCCCGACGCAACCAAAACCCGGCTCATCGAGCGCGTGGTCGGCATGGCGCCAATCACCGCCGAAGGGGAACTGGATGCGATCGCTTACAAAAAAGTGATCGAGGCCGAAGTCAAGGACGAAGCGGCCTATCTGTCCAGCTTGACGGGCGGGCAGATCGTAACCGGCAACGGCTCGGGCGATGGCGCGCAACCGACAGCGGCAGAATTGGCCGAAGCGGAGAAACAGCGCAAGATCGATGCCGACCGGCTGGCCATCTCGCTGGGCTTCTCCGGACCGGCTCACAAGGTCGGGCGCGACATCCTGCGCGAAGGCCGCGCGGCGTTCGATCCCAACTTCAATTCGGCGCTCAATGGCGTCGGCGTTTCGGCGGAGGAAAACTAGCATGGCCACCAACGAATACAATCGCCGCGGCAATAATCTGACCATCGCCGCTCCGTCTGCGCCGCACTCGGGAGCCGGCCCCGCCTCTGGCGACCCGATCGTGATCGGTACGGGCGACTCTCCCGACTTCGGCCTAGCCGCGGTCGTCGAGAACTCCTACACCCAGCCCGGCGGCCTGACACCCACCGGCAATATCCCGGTGCAGCTCGAAGGCGTCTTCCTGCTCACGGTCACCGCCAAGACCGACGTGCACGGCGGCGGCAATGTGGCCATCAATCCCGGCGACCAGATCTTTGCCGACACCGATGGGACGCGCGATGCGACCACGGGCGTCTACTACGGCTTCACGCTGGATGAGAACGACGAGAGCGGCATCTACTTCGGCAACGCTCTTGACGCTCTGGCCAGCGGCACAACCGGCACGATCCGCGTGCGCTTGAAGGTTACCGGTTAAGGAGACCCAACATGAACTTTGAACAGCTATTGGCGATGCGCGAATCCGAGCGGGACGGCGGACGGCGCGGCCTGACCCTCACCGGCTCTCCGGTCACTTCCCCGGCCGATCTGCGCGAAGGCAATTTCCGCGCGGTGCAAGCCCAGCGCTCTGCCCTTTACACGCGCCACTTCGACGAAGCGCGGCGGCTCTACGATCGGGTGCTGTCGGGCGACCGCTACGCCGGCATCCTGTTTCAGGAAGCCTTGGGCACGGCCGATTTCCCCAACCTGTTTGGCGACATCCTCGACCGCTCAGTGCTGGCCAATTACGCCGAGACGCCCTACACTTGGACGCGCTATTGCAAGCGCGCGACTATCTCCGATTTCCGGCAGTCCAAAATCTTCCGCATCGACCGGGGAGCTGGCGTTCTCGATGGGCCGATCCTGCCCAACTCCTACGGGGCTACGGGATCCGGAGCTACGGGTCTGGAGGAAGTCACCGAGTACCCCATGCGGAAACGGGTCGATTCGAAGTACACCGACCAGCTCTACAAGTTCGGCTCCCGCATGGATTTCGCTTGGGAGACGATCTTAAACGACGATCTCGATGCGCTCAAAGACACTCCGGCGCTGTTTGGCCGGGCCGCCCGGCGTACCGAAGAGAAGCGCGCTACCAAGTTGTTCGTGTCCTCGACGGGGCCGAACGCCACGTTCTTCTCGACCGCGCACCTGAACAAAGTGACGGCGGCGGTCAATGCGGTGGTTACCACCGACAATCCGGTGCTGTCGATCACGGCGCTTGCCTGGGCCATGATTATCATGGCTTCGCAGCTCGATCTGGATGGCGAGCCGATCGCCATCAACGGGGCGACTTTGGTCGTGCCTCCGGGCCTGGAGATCACCGCCAAAAACATCATCCGCGCGACACAGGTGTGGATGAACGATCAGGGCGGCACGGTGGGCACGGTCGGCGCCACGCCGTTCTCCGGTGTCTCCCTTCAGCGCCTGCTGACCACCAACTGGGCGCAGGGCGTGGTGGACGTGGCGGTGAATTATTATCTGCCGATAGTCGACACCACGCACGGACAAACCGGCTGGTATCTGTTCGCTAACCCGGCCAATGGCCGGCCGGCGTTGCAACAGTCTTTCCTTCGCGGGCACGAGGCCCCGGAGATGTTCATGAAGCTGCCGAACAACGTAGCGATCGGCGAAGGGCGGATGGGACCGGGAGCGGGTGTAATGCCCGGAACGCAGAGCGCCAACCCGATGGAAGGCGACTTCGATACCGATGCCATCTGCTACAAAATCCGGCACGTCTTGGGCGGCACGCTGCTCGACGAAAAGATGGCGGTCGCTTCAAACGGCTCGGGCTCCTAACTCGGTGAGAGGTGCAAAATTTCATTCACCTACGACCCAACCGATCAGTCGCCGTTCACGATAGTTCGGCTGCTGATCCCGGATACCGACCCTCTCAAACCCATCTACGAGGACGCGGAGATCAATATGTTTCTCTTCGCGACTTCCAGCCAAGGGCTGTTTGTCAGCGGGCAAGCAGCGGCCGGAATCGGCGTAACGACTCCGCTAACCAACGTGCAGTCTCCGCTGTTTGCCGCGGCTTTGGCGCTCGACTCAATCGCCTCCAACAAAGCGAGACTGGCGGCGATTGCGCAAATCCTCGACGTGAAGCTGGGCCACGACGCGGCAGCAGCAGCTTTGCACACGCAAGCCGAAGCCTACCGCAACCTGGAGCGCAACAGCGGCTCGTTTGCCATCGCGGAAATGGTTGTGGATCAGTTCTCGGCCAGGCAGCGCATCACCAGCCAGTTGCTGAGGCTCTTTCAGGGGTAGCCATGGCTTATCAAGGATTGGCTTACGAGTTGGCGGAAGTGATGCCGGAAGCCCAGCGTACCGGGCTCTTCGTTACCACGCTCTGCTCCGTGCAAATCCCCAGCGGCACGGTCGGGCCCTCGGGCGCGCCGGACGGGCTGTTCGTGGACCTGACCGGAGTAACTGGCATCCAGTGCATGAGCGCCCCGCCCTCGACGGCGCGCATTCAGGCGACCGACGTGAAATCGCTCGAGGAAATCATGAGCATCGGGCTGCGCCACGTTTTACTGTCCGGCTACTTCCCGCAGATCGTCGCGGCTGTTCAGGCCGGGGCGCGCGCGGTGCTGACTACTTTCGATGCCGATGGCGCCACGGTCGATACGACCGCCTTTGACATTCTTGGCGCAGAGGCGGACTCACAAACTCAAATGACAAGAATGGAATTAAAATTCGCGAGCATCTGATGGGTTTTCAGATCAAAGCCACGGCGCAGTACACCCCGCGCAACACGGTTGGGCAATTCATCGCCCAGCGCATTACGCCGGCCGTTTTGCAAGCGACCCAGGAAGCAGGCGACGTGGTGTTGCTCGAAGCGCAGGCTATCGTACCCGTGCGGTCTGGGGCGCTGCGAGACTCGGGCCGCGTCGAAGTGCGCGAGCTCAATTCCCGCGCAACCGCCGACGTGGTCTTTAGCGCCCCGTATGCGGCCTATGTGGAGTACGGCACCGGCATCCGCGGCTCCCAGTCACCCGGGGCTGGTCCATATCCGTACAATCCGGCTTGGCCCGGCATGGCGGCGCAGCCTTACCTACGTCCGGCGCTCGATACCGCCCGCGGGGAAATGCTCGGCATCTACCAATTGAGGCTGGCGAAGTGAGCCATGTCAAGCGCAATAGTCAAGCTACGAACGCTGGCGGCGGCAAATGCAACTTTGCAGGCGTTTCTTGGAACGCCTCCCGCAGTGTTTCGCTGGTGGGATACCCAGCACAATCAGGGTTCTGCGTTGCCGGGGGTAACGGTGCGCATCGTCTCGAAGGCGATCGATTATCGCATGACGCCACCAGGAAACAACATCAACGGCGTGCGCTTGCAGATCGATGTACGAGACACCGACCCGGAACACGCACGCAGCATAGCGGCGTCAATCGTCGCGTTTTTGAACACTCTCAATTTGGCAGTGAGCGGCGGCACGGTGACCGGCAAGCAGGCCCCTGCGTTTTTGCTGAACCAGCGGGATGGCCTCGATTACAACTTGACGCCACCAGTCCCAACGCAATCGCTGGACGTTCGACTTTACAACTTAGAGGAGTAACCGTATGAGCATCGCGCAGGCACAGCCCGCCATTAACACCCTTTTCAAGCTGGCCAATATGGGCAGCCCGCAGACGTTCAACGTGATCGCCAACGTCGGCGATCTCACTGGACCGACGATGAGCGGCGCGGTCGTGGACGTGACATCCCACTCGACAAGCGCTCCGTGGCGCCAGAAGATTGTGACGCTGCTCGATAACGGCGACGTGACGCTCCCGCTGTATTTCGTGCCCTCGTCTTCGGGCTCGGATGGAACGCCGGCGACTCCCGAGGGCCACAACGGGACCAATGGTTTGCTCAGCGTGTTCACCTTGCGGCAATTGCGCGAGTACGCCATCACCTTTCCCGATCCGGCCGCGACCACCTGGTATTTCCAGGGCTACATCACCAAGTTCTCCATGACGGCCAAAGTCGCGGGTGTGCTCGAAGCCACCGTTACGTTTACCTTCACCGGCGAACCCATCTTGGTCTAGGAGCCAGACGCCCCGCGCGCCGATTGACAAGGCAGCGCCGGGGTTTTCGCTGGAACAGTGCGAGGCGATTCTGCGGGATAATCCGCCCGAGACGGCGGCCTTCTACCGCCGGCTCATGGTGGCAATCCAGAGTAAGGGCGTGTGGAAGCGCAAGCCGCGCAAGCGAAAACTGGCGGCGGTTCCTTAAAACATTCCTTCCATTCTTTGTTTCGTGCTATGGTAGTGCGCATGACGCACACCAATGGAGCAACCGCTCCCCAGCCTGAGCCAGGCGTACCGATTGAGTACCCCGTAATTCAAGTCGCCGGCCGGTTCTTCACTCTCAAATATTCGCTCTTCGCCCAATATCAACTGGACAAGCGCGGCGAAAACGTGGCTGAGATCATGAACGCACTCATACCCCGTCTGCCTGACGGGAAGGCGGACCCGAGCCCGCCCATGAAGCCAGGCCGGATCGTCGCTATGATGTCGCTTTTGTCGGCCTGCGCCGCGCACAACTTCACCGAAAATCACGAGCCGATCTGGACTCCGGACGATTGGGCGGCGAAGATCCCGGATCAACTGTGGGGCGAATGTTGCAAAGCGGTTGCGCAAGCCGTGATAAAAGCACCGCAGGCGGCGACTCCGAGCCCGGCGCAGCCAGCGGAGCCGAGCGGGCCGAATCCGGCGGGCGGACCCGTCCAGTAGATTGGGAACAATACTGGGTCGAAGCTGAAGCTTTTGGCACGAGCCCTTACGGATTAGGGCTCAAGAGGAAGCGATTTTGGAGATTGACGCCACGCGAACATCGGGCTTTGGTCCGGCAGTGGGAAAACTCCCGTCTGCTGCCCCTGCAATTGCACGCTTCGATACAGGCCACACTGCACAATGTGGCAGGCAAGACGTTCAAGGACCAGGTGACGGCGGATATGTTCATGCCCGGTTACAAAAAGCAGCCCCAGACGTTGGAGCAAAAGATGGCAATCCTGGCGGGGATGATGCGTAGACAGGTAAAGTGTCCGGACTGTGGAGAATTGGTCAAGGCGCGGGAAGTGCACGCCTGCCACGGGAGCGCTCTTGCTCGCTGAAAACATCGTTCGCTCGATTCGCGCCGCGCTGGTGGTTTCGCAAGCGCCCGACGCGCAAACTGCCGCGCGTGTGCTCGACGTGGTGCTCGAAGAAATGACGGTTACGACGAACTATCCACCGGTCGTACCAGCGCCGCAACCAGCCGGAGACGCGCCGTGCGGGATGACCAAAGCACAGGTCGAAAAGATGATAGCCGATTACGAGTTTGCTTTGACAGCCACGCGGCAACGGGCTGATGCGGCCGAGCTGAAAATCCTGGAGCTGAAGCATGGCGGATAACACCGAAAATATCGGCTCAGTCAGCGTCTCAATTATAGGCGATTATTCGCAGTTGGCGTCCGACTTCGACGCTGCTGTGGCCCTGGCAGTCAAAGAAGGCGCTACCCTCGCCGAGGCGCTGAACAAAGCCTACGACTCGATCAACGTCACCCCGCTAACGGAAGCCTTCGTCGGGGTGGGTAATGTGGCGGAAGTCGCAGCCACTCAGCTCAAGCTCTTCGACGAAGCCGCGCACGTCGATTATGCCGATGCCGCAGGGCAACTGAACCTCTTTGCTACCGAGCTGGAACGCATGGGTCCGGCCGCCGAGCAAGCGGTTGCGCCCGTTGCCAAGTTGCCGGACCAGATCAAACAGGTCGGCGACAGCGCGGCCAAAGCCGATCAGCAGTTGACCGACATGCTGGGGCCCCTGCTACGCCTCTCTGGGGTTTCGCTTTCCGTGGGTGGACTGGTCGCGCTCGGTGGCGACGCGCTTTCGGCCTTCGGCGATCTGCAAAAAGCCGACATTGCTCTGACGGCGATTACCGGAGACGCCAGCCAAGCGGCCGCGTCAATCGAGGGACTGAAATCGCTCGCGCTCGACGACGCGCTGTCGTTCCCTAATCTTCTCACCGCCAATCTGCGGCTCACGGAATTCGGCGTAGAAGCGGGCGCCATCCCTGGGGCCTTGGGCGCTATTGCCGATGCGGCCGCGGCCACCAATCGAAGCTTTGACCAGGTAGCGACCTCGTTTGAGCGCATCGTCGAATCGGGCGTGGTGATGAATCGTAGCTTGGTCACCCTGGGGATCACCACCCAGGATATGGCCGACGCGATGGGTGTCTCCATCGACCAGGTCAAGAAAGTTTTTAGTGAACTCGATCAAACGCTACGAGCGGAAGTCGTCACTGCCGCTCTGCAAAAACTGGAAGGAACCGCCAAGCAAACCGCCAGCGGCATTCTCGGCCAGTGGCAGACCTTCAAGACACAATTTTTACTGCTGCTGACCGACATCGGCAACGGCTTGGAGTCCTCCGGGTCCGGCTTCCTGAGCTGGGCTGGCTCCGCTATATCCTCCCTCGACGGAGTCGTCCAAAAAATAAACGCCGCTTTCGCCATCACGCGAGCCAATCACCTAACCGACCTCGGCTTTGAAGCGCCTGAGACTGGCCCCACTACTTCTAAGAGCGGTGGCGAGGGTCCCAACGAGGGCAGCGGCGAAGGCTCCGGTAGCCTCACCGACGCGCAACGCAAAGCACAGGTCGCCTTGCAGGTCGCCGCCGATGCCGCGAAGCAATCCTATAAGGAGATGGAAGACGCGGCCACGTCCTTCCACAATTCGGCAGTCAATCTATGGAATTCGCTCCCGGCGAGCTACGACCAATATCTCGCCAATCTCCAGGATGGCGGCAAAACAGCTAAATCGATCGCCAGCGAAATCGAAGCGGACCTGAACCGGGCCGCCAGCGTGATGATCGGCATGAGCGGCACGCCGCTCAAGAACATGCAGGCGTGGGTGGATGGGCTGAAAGATGCCCTGGCCACCATGCAGCAGTTCGCGGCGACCGACGCGTTCTATCAGGCGGCGGTCAAGATCAACCTGGCGATGGACAAGTTTCCCGATCAGGTCAAAGAACTCTCAGACCTGGACGCCGGCTTCAAAGAGTTTTTCCAAACGATGGCCGATGGCGCGGCCAATGTGCCGGATGCGCTGAACAAGATCAGTGTTGAGGCGCTGGCCTCGAAACTGCTCGAAGCGCAAAAGCAACTGGACGACTCGGGCAAAAAGCTCACCGACACTTTTACCAAGTTTTACGATCAGTACGAAGAGCGCACCCGCAAAGCGATTGGCATCACCGACGACTTCAAAGTCAAGTTCGGCGAGTTGGCGACGATCAACGCGGATCTGACTCCGGGTGGCCTAGCCGCGCGTGGCTTGTCCGACGATCTGCTGGCGGCTTACCAGCACGCGCTCGATCTGAACAAGGCTTACAAAGATCTAGGAATCACGGCGGATGACACCGGGCAGTTGATGTCGAAGCACATCAAAAACTTAAACCTGGTGCTCGGTGACAGCAGGGCGACGCTCGACGTGGTGGAGCTGGCTTGGAGCAAATGGGGCGGCGACATCGCCAAGCTCGCCAAAACGGACCTGCCCGCGGCTGTTGATGAGTACGAAAAGCTACTGGCGAAGTTGCAGGCCCTGGGCGCCGCGCAGGGTGCTCTCAATGCGTTGCAGGAAGCCAGCCTCAAGGTTCAGATCAACATCAAGGATCAGACTGGCACCGATGCGACGGCGGAAATCGAAAGGCTCACCCAGCTCCAGTACGAAACCAAAGCGCTGAAGGACGCCACCGAAGGATTGGGCGAAGTCTACGTTGGGCTGCGCAAGGATTTTGATTCGGCCTTCGGGCAACTCTCGAAGGGCTTGGCCGATGCGATCGTCAACGGCAAGAACCTGGGCGATGTGTTCGTCAACGTCGGCAAACAGGTTGCTACGTCGATCCTGGATACTATCATCAAAGGGGCGCTCTTACCTCTCCAGGATGAACTGAACAAGACGGGCGGGCTGTTCGACACGCTGGGGAAGGCCATCACCGGCAGCTTGGGGAAAGTAACAAAGGGCGGCTTTTCGCTGCCCGGTTTGGGCGGTGGCTCCCCGGATGCGCCGACCTGGGACCCAACGACTGGCGGCTGGGCACTGGGAGCTCCTGGCGAAGCCGGAACCGTTAGCGATATAGCAGGGGGCGCTCCCCCAATCTCCGGCGCAGTGGACTGGGCGACTTCCGGTGGAAGCGGCGCATCCTCCGACCTCGTAACTGGCGCCGCATCCTCCGCTGGCGGTGGCCTTGGTGATTTTGGCAGCCTGTTAGGCGGCGGCGGCGGCGGTAACCCTATCGGCGTCATAATGCAGATGATCCAGGGCATCGTGCAAGGTTTCCAAATGGCCCATCTGGAAAACCTCACCGGCGAAATCGAAGTCACTACCCGAAAGATCGAAGCGGAGACCGGCGGCAACGGCGGGGAGTCCATCTTCGGCTACGCCAAGCTCGCCTGGCAAGCGCTGGAAGTCATCGAAACGCAGTTAAGCAATCTGCACGACGATAACGTCGAGCTGCTGGGCAAGTTCGACGCCATGCTGGCCATCCTGGCTTATAGCGGTGGCGGGGGCGGAAACGGAGGCGGGGGACTCAGCGCAGCCGATATCTTCGGCATCACCGACGCCGTCTCCAGCTTTCGCATCGCCGTCTCAAGCTTGGCGGCTGTGCAGAATCCGAGCGGCCCAACCTATAGCTTGGGGCCAGTCGTCCAGAGCTTTCAGCAAGTCTCAACATCCGCCGATGGCGCGACGGTTGCGGTCACGCAATTCTCTTCCGCTACCACTCAGGCCACTACGCAAGTCGTCCAAACAGCGCAGGATTATGCCAACGCCGTCGGCGCAACGGTCATATCAAGCCAAGAGCTTACCAAGCAGCAAGTTGAAGCGGCACACGCAGTCGCAGCCGGTCAGGCTCAGCAGGGCTTGCTCAGCAGTCAATTAGCGGCTGATTTGGTCAGCGCTCACGATAAGCTCGCGGCTGGCAATTTTGCCTTGACGGCGCAAGAACTGCTCGCGCTAGGCGAGGGCCAGCCGGAGACCTTCGGTCTCACTGGTCAAGCATTGCTCGATGCGCAAGCCAAGGTGGCCTTTCAAGCGAACGTCACCTCGTTTCCAGTAATTTCGGCCTCCGCGATAGGTCCGGCGCTGAGTGGCGCTGGATCTAATCCGTATGCCCCGAATGCCCCTCTGGCGACAACCGGAACCATTACGCCCGCGAGCCAGACGGCGGCGATCAATGCGATGGGAGACGCCGCAGCACTGATGAAGCGCGCCGCAGACGATCAACTGAATGCAGCCTTGGGCCAGCTTCAGGCGACCGGGCGGCTCAGCGATTACGCCTCGGTAGTCACGGCAAACGGAGTGACCACCTACGCGTTGAATCCCCTTGTGGTTCGCGCAATGCCGAGTGCGGCGACCGATCCCTCGGCTTACCTTCCGTCCGCGCCGCCGTCTTACGCAGCGCCGTCCAACCCGTTCACCGGCGGCAGCAGCGGTTTCTTTCCGGGGGGTGGCTCTGTTCCAGTCACGGTCAACGCGCTCAATCCCAGCTCGCGCGGGGTGGTGGACGGGATCATCACCGGGCTTCGCCAGATCGGAGTGAAAGTTGCCTAACCTGCTCAGCGCCGGATTCAAACAATACCTCGCCGCGGCATGGCTGACTGACAATATCAAGCTGGTGCTGCTCAGCTCCGCTTACGTCTACTCTTCGGCGCATGTGAACCTGTCCGATATCGCGGCGGGGATCGTGGCGACCTCGGGGAACCTCACCGGGAAAACGAACACCGGCGGGCTGTTGGACGCCGATAACGTGCTGTTTGCGGCGCTCACCGGGGCGCAAGTCACGCAGATGTGGCTGTATCACGATACGGGCGTGGCGGGAACCTCGACCTTGGAAATTTACATTAACCAGGGCGTCAATCTCCCGTTCACCCCGGACGGCTCGGACCGCACCATCGAGTGGCCGTCCCCTGGCATTGCGCAATTATGAGGAATCATGGCTGACTTACAACTGAGACTCGTCAAAGGCACTACCTCGAAGCTGATTCAGTTCCAGGTTGACTCCGCGTTGGGCGGCTTGCTCACCGGCTTGGCTTTTAACACGGCGGGGCTGAAAGCGTATTACTACCGCGAGGGCGCGGCGTCGGCGGTGGCGATCTCGCTGGTCACCATGACGCTCGGTACGTGGACCTCTGGCGGCTTTGTCGTCGTCGATGGAACCAACATGCCCGGTGTCTATCAGCTCGGCGTGCCGGATGCGGCGCTGGCAACGGGCGCGAAGTCCGTATTCATCGAACTCTCCGGGGCGACCAACATGAACCCTGCCACGATCGTGATTGAGCTCGAAGCGGTGGACAACCAGGACGGAGTAAGCTATGGCCTGACCTCGGTAAAGATCAATTCGCTCATCAAGAAAAACACCGCGCAGACCAATTTTGTTTTCGTGATGCTGAACACCGCGGGCAATCCGGCTACGGGCTTGACGGTGACGGCCACCCGCTCGATTGATGGCGGGGCCTTCGGAGCGGGCACGCTGGGAGCGGTAACGGAAATTTCGGGCGGCTTCTACAAGCTAGACCTCGGAGCCGGTGACGTAAACGGCGCAGTGATCGCCCTTCGCTTCACGGCGACCAATGCGCGCGACACCCAGCTCACTATCATCACCAATCCATGATCCTCAATTGGGGAAACAACAGCTACGTCCACAACCCGGATTACGCCAGCTCCGGGTACGTGCCGTTTCCCTTCGCTGACGATATTTTTCCGCTGTTCATCCCTTCGACCGCCGTTGTCTTTCTTCCAACGATTCTAGCCGCCGCGGACATGCAGTTGTTCATCGCCGGGGCGCCCGTCGCCTGGCTGGAATCGACGATGAACATCGACCTTGTGCTGGGGCAGATCGGCAAGGCTTCCTTCTCGATCTTTTCGACCACCACCTATCGGCCGAACGTCTACGACGAAGTAATCTTCTACCGGAAAGGGATTCGCCGTTTCGGCGGCTTCGTCCAATCGGTGCAAGACAACCTGGTCGGCTCGCTCGACGCCCACATCCTCATGGTGCAGTGCGTCGATTTTAACGGCCTGCTGGACCGCGTCATTGTCGCCAAGCTCTATACGATCCCGATCGGCGGTCTGGGGTGGATCATCATTTTCGATCTGATCCTGGTCTACCTCACCCAGTTCGGGGTGACCTTCGCCGGCTTCGCCAACTCCGGGCCCTTCCTCGGAGAAGTGCTGTTTCATTACGTCACCCTCGGGCAGGCTATCGCACAGATCGTCCAGGCGGCTCCGTCCATCGTGTTTTGGATTGACGCCTACAAAGTGGCGCATTACGCCGGAGCGGGCGCGGCAGCCCCACAAGGATTCGGCGCCGCGCCCTATGCGCTTACTGACACATCAAAAAACTACCAGGCTGAAGGTTCGCCCTCGGGCTTCTCAGTCACTCCGGACGGCACGCTCTATCGCAACAAACAGTGGGTTTTGCCTTCGGCCAACGTGCTCAGCTTGCGTGTCGAGACCTTCACGGGGGACGGCTCGACTACCGGATTCTTCACGTTATACGTGCTCTCGAATCCGCCCGTCGTGTCGGTCAATGGCGCAAATCAAATCGTGGGTACGCTCGGCGCAACTCTCCCACCAGGTTGGCAGTGGTACTTCATCCCCGGCGGTCAAGGCGTGTTTCAGAGGCCGGGCGACACACCGCTGAGTAATTCGGACACACTCACCGTCGCTTATCCCAATCCGTTCGCACTGGCGATCTCGGTCGAAAACGACGCGGAGATTGCGCGCGTGGGACTTGTCGAAGCCATCGTGCAGCCGCAGAATGTTTTCGATCTGACCACCGCCGAATCTATGGCGAGCGGCTTGCTCGCGGCCTACTGCCCGAACGTCCCGCTGGTGTTGGTCTTCACGACGAACGAAGAACTGGATCCCAATTGGCTGACTCCAGGGATGACGATCACTGTGCAGAAAACGATCCCCAGCGTCCCTACGCAGGATTTCACCGTGCAGGAAGTCAACTCGCAGGAGGAAGGGCTGCGCGTCTTCCGCCACACCGTGACATGCCGTTCAAACGGCGGGACGCTCGACACACAATCGGGAATGCTAACGTTGAGCCAAGGCGCGCTCGCAGCGACCAATAACAACGCCACCGAAACAGGCGGGGTGAAGCTGGCGCAGAGTATCTCCGGCGTGACCAATCCGGGCCTTGCGACCGGCGACTCGGGCGAGTTTTATATTTTCCTCTACGATGGCGTGCTCAGCTACTGGTCGATTTCGTTTCCGAACGATCCACCAACTGGCGCCGATATCGTGGTCGATGCGCTGGTCAACGGCGTTTCCATCCTGCCCTCTGCTTCAGCTCTCAAGATTGTGCTGCCAGCCGGACAGACCACCGAAGAGCAGGGCTACCTGTTCGTTTCGAATAACAAGGCGGTGAAAAAAGGCGACGTGCTCACCTTCAATGTGCTCCAGGTCGGCTCGACCAATCCGGGGACCAACGGACAGGTAAAAGTGGTGACGGTCCGATAAATGGGCGCTATCACTTCCTCTTCGGTTGCCGCGCTCGGCTCGGGCTATTTCGCCGGCGAGACCATCAAAGTCTTGCAGGGCGCCAACGACACGGCCCGCATTGTGATTCTCACGGTCGACGGCTCGGGTGTGCCGCTCACCTACCTATTGCCTCATCAGATCAGCCTCACCGGGCCCGTGCAGCAGCCCGGCTGCGGCTATACAGTGGCGACCAATGTGCCGACCACGAGCACACCGACCGGAGGCGGAATAGGCTCCGGGTTCGCAATCAACATTGACGCGGTGGGGCCCGACTCCGACGCCACCCATGGCGGGATCACCTCGATCGGTGTGAACAACGGTGGCTCCGGCTACGTGCTGCACGATACCGGGCTCATCGTCCAAGGCGCAAACCAGAGCGCCGCCTACAAAATTCAGGGCGTCTCTGGCGGGGCGATTATTGCCCTGCTCGTCTCGCGAGGCGACGGCTACGCATTCAATCTGTCGGGCGCGACTAACGCCACTGCGCTCAACGCGGGCCCGCAACCAGGGGTCGGTAGCGGCGCGCAATTCAATATCGACGACATTTTGCAGTGCGATTTTATACCGGGAGGCTCGGGCTATCAGAACCGCGTCTTCGGAGGGCCATCCAACCAATGAATCCCGATACACGCCAAGCCCTGATTGACTCGCTGGCCCAGATCAAAGCGGCCAAGCTCAAACTGGACGAAGCCGAGTCTCGATTGCGCTCCCTGCTCACCGACCTTTCCTCGCCTGTCGTGCGCGATGCTAGACTGGACATGAGCGGAACCGAATGAGAACCGACGAGAATTTGAATCCAACAGCTTTCACGACTGACATCGCGCATCAAGCGGGCTTGATTCCGCATGTGGATTACGATTTGGGCTCGCCATTTCCCGCGCCCTCAAAGCTCATCACCGCCAAACTTCTGGGCGACCCAATCGCACTCACCATCCGCGTAATTGATGCGGTCGGCTACTATACCCATACTGGAGCGCCGCGCTGGTCCTACATTCAGATGCCCAACTTCGTGTGGGATATGCTCAGCTTTGACCAAAAGCGCAAAGTCATTGCCTACCACTATAAAATGGAAGGCGGCACACAAATGAACGGCCTTTTCGCTTGACCACGTCTCAGCCTGCGCCCGCTCGGGCCGTCGCGTAAGCTCCAGGGCAATGTCATGTCCGAAGCGGCGCGACCTGGCGAACGGCGGTTTATCACCGAGGCGTTGCGTAATTGTTCTAAGGTGTGTTAGAGTATTTTGGCATGAAGGACAAACCGAAAGAGCAACACAAGGTCGCGGTATTTTTGGACTGGGAGTTGTTCAAGCTGGTGAAGCGGGCGGCAGATGATGAAGACACGTCGATTACGCAACTGCTCGCCGGACTGGCTGCGAAAAAATGCGGCTACAAGCCGCAGACCAAGCCGCGCAAATTCAAGCACGCCGCCTAACAGGAGAGCCACATGATCGACTGGAACAATCTGACCGATGCGCAGTTTCTGAATCTGTACGGCTATCCAAGGAATCCGCCCGCTCCGCCACCGTTTGCCAAGTGGGAGCAGCCCTGGAACTCGATGCAACTGGCGAGCTATCCGGCGGGCCGCGCACTGGTAGCCGCAATCAACGCCAAGCTGCTGAGCCTTCCGCCGAACCTCGACACGCCGCGGCCGATGGGCGGGGGAGTGCTGCCGGCTGACGATGAGAGCGCCGATCCAGAGTTGGCGCTTCAGATAACGGGGCTGTTCGTGCCGCCGTTCTATGGCCTGGCGCCGAGATCAGAAACCGGGCCGGATGGCACGAAGTATTTTCAGCTTCACATGCGCTTCCACAATGGCGCGGTGATCGACGTGGGCCTGTTCTTGGATAAGCTGAGCCGGTATCCGCTCTCGCAGGATTACGCGCTGAGCTACCTGGCGGCCCAGGTGGAAGCCTCGGGAAACTTGCCCGTGAAGTGATGAGCGCGCTCATCTCCATCTCGGGGCCCGATCCGCTGGCCAGCGTCACGGCGCTGTTTAATTTTCTGACAACGCCGGCGGGTCAGGCCGTAGTCGAGGACTTGCGCGCCGTGAACAAAGCCATCTTCACCGATCTTGCCGTGCTGATCCACGGCAACGCGATGAAGAACCAGCCCGCGCAACTGGTGGCCAAACCGGAGCCGGGCTGACTTATGGACCGCAGCACCTACCAGCAGTTGGACCGCATGGAAGCAAAGCTAGACCTAATTGAAAAAGGAGTACTAAACTTGAGCAAACAATCCGACGCCGCTTCGGCGGCTTTCAAAGCTTTCCAGGCCAGTTTCGCCGCCTTCGCCGCAGACGCCACCAAAGCGCTGAACGATATCGCCGCCAAACCGGCCGCCGATCCCGCCGATGCAGCCGCACTGACTGACATCGCCACGGGCTTGGGAACTGTGGCCGTTACTCTAGCCGATCTCGACACCAAGATCAAAGCCGCCGATCCCGGCTCGGCTCCGCTGGGCGTGCTCGGCATCACTGCGCCGACGTCGCTACCGCAAGGCACAGCCGGGCAAGTTTACGCGCCAGTCAGCTTTACGGCTACAGGCGGAGCGGGTGGCAACGTGTTCTCGGCAACGGGCCTGCCCGATGGGCTCGCGCTCAGCGCGAGCGGCGTGTTGACCGGAACGCCGATTTCGGCTGGCTCTTCAAACGTCGTGGTTACCGTCACCGATTCGGCGGGCGCGAAAGCCTCATCCTCGCTCTCGCTGTCGGTTTCGGCCGCCCCTGTGGGCCCGTAGGGTATAATAGGCGATGCTCAGCAGGCGCATCACCCGGGGGCTGGCGCTGTACGCGCTGGCCCTCTCTTGTTTGGCGGCCACGCAAACCATCGACTGCGGAGGGCCTGGTGACACCGCGTTCTCGGCAGGAGTTTGGCCGGCGCCGGGCGGCACGATCGCCTACACCATTCCCAATCCGCCAACCGCAGTGACCGATCCCACGCTGCGGTATTGCGTCTCCTGCTCCTACACGATTCCCACCACCGAAGGTCAGCCGTACTTGGTTACGTTGACATTCGTCGAGCCATCTGTGGCCGGACCGTTTCAGCGCGTGTTTTCGGTGTCGATCAACGATCAGCCAGTCCTGCTCAATTTCGATCTGTTCACCGCGGCTCTCGTCCAAACGGGAGCAGGCTATCTCAGCCAGATTCAGCGCTCGTTTGTCGTTGTTCCCAATAACGCGCAACTGGTGATTGCCTTTTCGGCCAGCGTGCGCAATGCGGTCATCAGTTCGATTACGGTTTCGCCGCTGTTCGTGCTGGCCTCGCATACCTCGGGGCTGATCCGGTTAGATGCCGCGGGCGTCTCGCTGATCGGCGTCCCGGCGACCGCGCAGCAGATCAATACGCCGGGGTGGACGGAGCGCTGATGCGCAGCCCAGCGCATGCGCGGTGGAACGCCAACTACTGCCGCAAACTTCGCGCGCTCACCCGGCTGGCCCGCATCTGGAAAAATCTGGTGCGCATCGAAACCGAGCTGTACGGCCCTTCGGTTTTGCGCTCCAGTCTCGATCCGCGCCACTACTTGAGGATTCGCCCGTGAGCTTCGACCCCCAACTCTGCCTCTCGACGATTCTCCCGTTGGCTGAAGCCGCCTATCAGGCGACGCCAGTGCTGCCAGAGGGCTGGCGGCTCATCCAAACGATTCAGCCGGGCGACATGGGCTATTTCGCAGTGAATGGCGATATGGCCTGTCTCGCGTTCCGGGGCACCGAACACGAGCAGGAATGGTTGAGCGATTTCGACGCCGCCATCGTGCCCAACCTCTACGGCGACGGCTTCGTGCATCGCGGATTCCAAGTCTGGTACACCGGACTGCGACCGAGCCTTGTCTCGATAGCCGCTGCGGTGGACCCGGCGCAGTTCAAGCGGGTTTTTTTCATCGGCCATTCCGCCGGCGGGGCTTTGGCTCCGTTCGCCGCCTCTGACCTGTTCCGGCACTTGGGCAAGGTAGCGGAAGGCTACACGTTTGAGGCGCCGCGCTGCGGGTGGTTCAATTGGGCGGGCTACTTCGATAGGAACATTTCGGTCTGGTGGCGAATCGAAAACCACTGGGACATCGTGCCCCACGCCCCTCCGGACGGCCTGGGATACCGCCACGTCGGCACCCAAATCCTGGTCGATCCAGGCTACGTGCCCGACGCGCACGTCAACCATTCACTAGCCCAAGTTCGGGCCGGTCTCAAAAAGCTTATCGGTTGAGGTCCAGCGCGCCTTGCTGTTCGGGCGCGAAGTCCGCTCGTGGGCCGCACACTGCCGCAACAGGCAGAATGAGACGTGGTCGAACCCAAGGGGTACTAAGTAAAAACAATGTGGCTTGGGAGCGGTTTTGTTGTTTACAATGTTGCGCAATTGTGCAATACTCAATCATGACATCCAACAGCCTAAAAAGCCGCGAATTTAGCGCCAACATCGACGCCGAATCGCTGGAGATTTCTGCCACCGAATCCGGCAATGTGATCCTGGAGATTCGGACCAAGGGCTACTACACGAATTTTGTACTGGCGCCGCAAATCATCGAAGTCAACCGTCTGGATACGCCAGAATGTGAGCCTCGGTTGTGGGCGGTGCTCAATGCACGCAGGCCCCGCGTGACCGTGGAGCGCCTGCTGGCCTAGGACATGAATATCTCCCGCGAGTTTCGCGCCACACTCGGAGGAAAGTGATGAGCATCCTACTGACCGATCCACATGTGGAGCGCTGCGTGACCCTGCTGGCCCTGATGCAGTGCTCGACCAATACCGTGGAGTTTCAACGCTATCACGGGCGCTACAAAGAGCTGCTGCGCTTCCACCCGGAAGTGTCGGCCATCGAGCAGACCGACCCGCGCGTCGAAGCGGCTATCACCGAGTTGCGGGCGGCGTTTGAGCCGACAGCGCCGCCGATTCCGGAGCGCTCGACTGAACCGGATGAGATCGCCGAGGCGTTTGATTACCTGGGCGATTACGACGACAGCCAGGAATTTCACGCGAGGCGCGATCGATGAGCGACCGCGCGCTGATCCTGAAGGCGGATCACAAGCCGGTGGCGCGCGTGGAGATCGCCCGCAGCTTTAACTACAAATTGAACATCCCCGGACAGTACGAGTCGCGCGATTTCTTCTGTTCGGAGAAAGCCGAGTGCGCCATTGAGGACGCGCCGGAAGTCTCGGCGGCTTTGTTCGCGTTTTGCCGGGCGGAAGTCTTGCGCTCGGTGGGGGAGTACATCAAGGAAATGAGAAAGCAAAGGGAGAATGCAGCATGATCGTGAAAGCGCCGGAACCAAAGTATCCGCCCGCCCCGGAAGGAACCTTCCCGGCGGTCTGCGTGGATGAGATCGACTTAGGGATGGTCGAAAACAAGAAGTTTGGCGGGTCTCGCCACATGGTGCGCTTGGTGTGGCAGATCGACGAAGAGGTGGACAACGATACGGCGGCGAAGTTTCGCACGCTCAAAGCGGGGTCGCGTTACCTTATCACGCAGGATTACACAGCTTCGCTTGATGAGAAAGCCAAGTTGCGGAAGCATCTGCAAAGCTGGCGCGGGCGGGCATTCACGCCGGTCGAGCTGTTTAGCTTCGACCTGGAGACAATCGTAGGCGCGCCGTGCCTTATCAACATCGTGAACACTCGCGGCAGCCGTGGCGACATGGTGTGGGCTAATGTCGAGGCGGTCATGAAACTACCGAAGGGCACTGAAGCCTTGCAGGTCAATGGCTATGTCCGCGTGAAGGATCGCAAGGTAACGGAACTGAAAGAGCCGGAGCTGGTTTCGCAGCCGCGCACGCGACAGGAGAAGCCGCCCGAAGAGCAGCCGCCGGATTGGAACAACCTGAACATCACCGACGACGACGTACCATTTTAGGAGACCCATAATGCCAAGCTGTGGAGAGTTGCAAGCCCCGATAGCTATTGCCATCGCCGATCTGGAGCAGATCAAACGCCAACTGCTGGATGTATTCGAGTGGGCTGGTCTGCCGCAGATGGTCAGCGATCAAGAGCGCTCGAAGCACCTGATGACGCTCGAACTGGCGCGCGTCACCTTGCCCCTCGCCGAGCACTCAATCAGCCAGGCTATCCGGTTACTGATTCCCAAGGAGGGAGTCGCAAAATGTCGAGACGTATATCCCCTGAAGAGCACATCGAGCAATTCTTCCGCTCAGCCAAATCCGAAGCCGCCCAACTACAGCGCGACAAGATCGATCTAATTATGCGCGTCCGCTTCCCCGATCTGGCCCCACCTAAACGCGGTAGACCAAGAGTCGGACGACCGCCGTCTTTGGATTTGAATGGCGGCGCGCCGGCGCGTTCGGGCGGGCGCTCCGCTCGTGTACAGCCCTCGCGCAAAGCCGAGCCCGAAGCCGCGCAGACCGACGCGGCCAATTCCATAACGGAGGCGCCGGAGGGCCGCAGATGAGCACCACGCTTTCGCTGTACGACCTCAGCGCTGAATTGGTGGCGTTGATGGACGCCTGGGACGACCCGGAAACCACACCCGAAGCGCGGTCGGAAATCGAAACGCAACTCCGCATCTATGCCGAACAGCACGTCCGCAAAGTGGATAACGTGCGGGCGTATCTGCGGCATTGCGAAATGATGGCGCAGTATGCGCGCGTCGAAGAGGAGCGGCAGAAGCGCAACAAAGACGTATGGCAGGCGCGGGCCGAGCGCCTGAAACAAGTGTGCGTCGCGGTGATGCAGACCTTCCAGGCCAAGCGGCTGGACGGCAACACCGGGTCGCTTTTGCTCAAAGGAAACGGTGGCAAACAGCCGGTAACGATCACCAATCCCGATTTGGTGCCGGATGAGTTTTGCGCGGTGGTACTGACGATTCCTGGGGCTGAGTATGTACGCCTGTGGCCGTGGCTGGTTGATGCGGGTTGGACGCTCGCGACGGAAGCCGATATGCAGAAACGAAGGGAACCGCGGAAGAGTCTGATCGAAGCCGAGTTGCAAAAACCCTGTGAGACTTGCGAAGGGAAAGAGCCTTTCATTGTGACGTGTATGCAGTGCGGTGGATCGGGGAAGCGCGGCGTTAGTGGGGCGTATTTAGCGGAAAGAGGTGTTCATCTTGAGGTCCGCTAAAACCCACGGAATCATCGCAGGCTGAAAGCTGGATGGTCTGTTGAGCGGATATTTACAGACCTAGCGCGCCTCGGTCCGCAAGGTGATGCGCGAACCCACTGCTCGAAAGGCCACGCTCACAATGAGCAGAATACTCGTTACCGCAACGGGCATAAGGTATGCCGCGAGTGTGATCGGATCTGGGCGCGGGAGAATGCGGCGCGTCGCAATACTGCAAAGCGTGAGCGGCACACTGCCGGTACGGGCAGAAATGAGAGGCGGTCAAAATAAAAAGGGAATTATATACTTGACTACCTGGAGGCTTTCAAATGAGTAAGATCGTAACAACTGACCTGGGTCGTTTTCGGCAGGTGTCAGACGGGCAGCGCAAATCGTTCCTGTTTGAATGTCCGACCTGTAAAGAGTGGCTACCGATGTCCGAGGAGCATTTGAACGGCTCACTTGCGCCGGTTCACTTGTCCAGGCTCGATGTCGTTGACATGGTAACGATGAACTACGGCAAGATTTGCAGCTATGCGAAGAAGGAGCAATACGGGACGGCCCTCGTAAGCACAATGCAGGCACGCATTTTAATGGACGAGGCGGCGCATGACACAGACCACGCCAGTCTTTTCCTAGGAGAGTGACGGCGAAGGGAGTCATGTATATAATTCCCAATAAAAACACGCCTAGCGGAAATGATGTACAATTGCGCAATGAGCCTGAAACTAACCTTCTCTAAAGTATCTATCCTCTCCTTTTCGCGTAAGCCCGAATCGGGTTGTGTCAAGTTGTCGTGCGCGCCCTCCAAGCCTGTTTTGAAACGCATGGGCTGGGCCGACTTCCCGGAGCAGTTCAAATCAGGGCAGCCGGAGGGCAAGCTCGCCGGCTCGCTGATCGAGTTCACGCCGTCGGATTCGACGCGCAGTAAGTTTGCTTTCGACCTTTCGCCGGCCGGAGCGGTACGGGATTTCGAGTTCGTGCGCACGCAGATCAAACAGGGCAAGTCGGCCAACAAAGCGCCGTCGTATCGAACTGAGCTCCATTGTTCGGTGGATTTCACCGACGAGCAAGGTGCGCGGAAGTTGGAGGCGTATATGCAGACGGTGCTCGAATCGAGCATGACGGTGACCTATGAGCCGGAGGCCAAGCAGGCCGAGCTCGACGGATTGGAGTTAAGTGAAGAGCGCGCCAAAGCCACGGCAGCGGAGGCGGATTGATAATAACGGTGTACGGATCGCCGGCACCGCAAGGCTCCAAGCGGTTTCTCGGGCTGAAGGGCGGCAAGGGGATCATGGTCGAATCGAGCAAGGCCGTGAAGCCGTGGCGAGAGGCCGTCAAGGCGGCGGCCCTCGAAGCACTTGAAGTAGGCGCGCTGGCCGTTGACCGGCACTGCAACGGCGCCATCCCCGGCGCGCTACAGATGGAGATCACCTTCACGCTCGCCAAACCAAAGAGCGCACCGAAAAGCCGCCGGACCTGGCCAGACAAAAAACCGGACCTCTCCAAACTCGTCCGCTCGACCGAAGACGCGCTTACCGACGCCGGCGCATGGGAAGATGATGCGCGCGTGATATCCTGCCTGGCTCGCAAAGTGTTTCCGGGTGAGCACGCGAAAGCGCTGCACATTCCCGGAGCAGTGATCGAGATTCGCGCGGCAGACTAAGCCGGAAGGGGCGCGACGTCCCGATAAGCGCAGACTGAAACGCGGTCAAACACTCTTCAAAAAATTGCTTGACAATTGCGCAATTCCTTTTTTACAATAGTTGGTGTAGCTGAGGATGCTACCCGGTACACTTGCAGTTTGAATCGCGGCTCGCTACCCGATTCAATTAGTGTTCGGAATTCGCGGCGCGGGTCGGCGCCCATCTCGCCGGCCCCACGCGACTCTAGATGGGAGAGCGGTTTGAATTCACAAGAAAAAGCACGTTTTGAAGCGCGCGTGATCGTCATGCGCGACACGCAGATTAGCCCCTGCGCAAGGTTACTGTATCTCTATTTGGATGACTTGGCGGCCTTCCGTGGCATGGCTTGGCCGAGTCAAGTTACCGTCTCGGACGCACTCGGGGTCTCGATCCGGCAAATTAACCGCTGTTACCATGAGCTGGAGGGCCGACACCTGAGCACGACGCGCGGCAAACGAACCTCCGCAACCCGGACACTTCGATGGAATCAAGAAGTGCCACGGGCGGCACTTCAAGAATTCAAGAAGTGCCAACGGCGGCCCGTTGAAGTGCCACGGGCGGCACTTCAATACCTTATTAGTGAACCAAGTCAGGAACCAAAGATCGAGACCGGATCCCAACAAAACCCCTGCGATTGCGGAGGGACCGGGTACTACCCTCCGGGGAGCGGGCAACCGTGCCGGGAGTGCGATCTGGGCTGGCGGACAGCGAAGGCTGAAACCAGGAGGCTGGCTTGAGGGCGTGTTTTATCTGCAAGGAGGAAAAGCGGGCGAACATTCACGACCCGTTCTGCGGGCACCGCGAGCCGGAAGTCAGCCTGGCCGAATACGGGGCCGCCAGCGCGGCTCTTTTCGCCGCTATCGAACGCGCCACGCATCCGGCAAGGGAAACCATCACCGGACTAAACGGCGCGCCACAGGGCCTTAAAACGCCAAAAAACGGAACCAAGTCATGAGCGAAGCTGAACTGATTGAAATAGAAAAAGATATTGACGTTCTGGACGGTAGGCTGAGGGCAGCGCTCGAAGACGACGATACTGAGTATTCGGTAGTGACGTTGGGTACCGACAGATCCGAGCGGATCGTCGAGAACATGCGCCGATTGATCGAGTTGGCGCGCAAACAAGGTAAGCCATGAAACACGCGGACGGCTCGTTTTGCGCCTGCTGGCGGCACAACCCGGCTTACGCCGAAATCGAAGCGCTCATCCTAGCCGGTTGGGGAAATATGCCGCAAACCATGATTCCAAAGGACTGGCGCTCCAAACAAGCCCCGCCGGACCCGTCCGACGAGCCGCTGTGCAATGCCCTACCCGAAGCGGAGCACGCGACGCGGCCAAGACAAAAGCGGTATCGCCGGAGCTACAGCGAAATTCGCCAGCAACGAGGCAGTCAAGGTAGGCTAAGTGTTTGAAGGGAGGCAGTCTGCAAAGTTGGGGCGCGAGGTCCGCTTGTTGGCCCACTGCGAAACCCCTGTGCATTGATCTCTTCTGCGGATTAGGCGGGTGGGCTGAGGGTTTCTTATCAGAGGGTTACCGCGTGGTGGGGTTCGATATCGAGCCGCGTCCGTATCCGGGGCAGCTTGTGTTACAGGACGTGCTCACCCTTCACGGCTCGCAGTTTCGTAACGCGGCGTGTATCGTTGCTTCGCCGCCCTGCCAAAAGTACAGCTACATGGCGATGCCCTGGAAACGGGCGAAAGCACTGGCGGCGCATTATCGAGAGCGAATTTATCACATCGGGGAATTAAACGCGCTGTTTGAGGCTTGCTTTCGCATCCAGCGGGAAGCCAGCGAGGCGGCGGGGCGATACATTCCGATGGTGGTCGAGAACGTGAAAGGGGCCCAGCCGTGGGTTGGACCGGCGCGAGCCCACTTCGGCAGTTTCTACCTGTGGGGGGATATTAACTCGGTGGGCGGCTCGATTGTGGCCGGACGGTTGGAATTCGGAAACGTGCTCCGACCTAGCAAGCGCAGCAAGAACAATGGCGGTAGTTGGTTTAATCAGGCTCATAACACCGAGAGCGGACACGGGCAGAATCCAGACGGCCGGAAACTCCCGGAAGGGAATTGCAAGGAGCGGCGGTGGGAGGATCGCCCCGTAGCACGATTGGCGGATGCGCTGAAGACCGGCCAGCCGGGGCGCTCGTTTCAATCCGTAGCCGTCGCAGGCACGAAGGTTGCCAGCGAGAGCGGGCGGCGTACCGATGTCGCCAACGGGGTACGATTTACCACGCGGGATTGGGGCATTGAAGGCACTAAGCAGGGCGGCAAGACGCGGCGCTTCTCATCTAAATCGAACGCCCGCAAGGAGGCCAGCGCGAGAATCGCCATGATCCCATTTCCGCTCGCTCAGCACATTGCCCGTGTTTTCCATCCCGGCCCGAGCCGCGCAGAATGAGAGGCGGTCAAACACACATCTGTAGAGGCGGTCAAACCCAAATACGTGGGATTAGTGTACAATTGAGGCCGAATGCAGCACTTTTGTAACTTCAATCATTTCACCAGAAAATGCTACTCGCTCACAGGCGGGAGACAAGTACTTTTCCCCTATAAAACGTGATGAGCGCCAAATACGAGCCAAGCACGACCGACCGCGAAACAGTACGCATTATGGCAGCTTGTGGAGTCTCGCAGCAGGACATCGCCAAGTGTATCGGGGAGAACGGTATCAGTGAGCCGACGTTGCGGAAACACTTCGGGCGTGAACTGGAAATCAGCTACACCCAAGCCAACGCGCAAATCGCCGCCAAGTTGTTCTATGCGGCCAATGCGGGCGAATCGTGGGCGATTTGTTTCTGGCTGAAGTGCCGAGCCCGATGGCAGGAAGTGGTACGCTACGAGCACACCGGCCCGAACGAAAGCGCGATCCAACTCGACGTGATACATGGAGAGACCGACCCAAAGCAGATACTCACGCGCCGAATGGCTGAGCTTGCAGCCCGCCTCAATCCGCCAGCAAGCGATTCAAAGCCTGAAGGATGAGCAAGCCCAACAGATAAATTGGGACTGGTGGTACTGGGGTAGACCCTCCCAGCTTGTGCCAGGCACGCCCGAGGCGGAAATCGCGCGCTCGGATTGGCTGCTTTGGCTACTGCAAGCCGGCCGGGGTTTTGGCAAGACGCGCTGTGGCGCCGAGACGGTGCGGTTTTGGGCGATGGATCCGGCGCAGCGCATCCTGATGATTGGCCCGACCACAGCCGATGTCCGGGACACGATGATTGAAGGACCATCGGGGCTGCTCTCGTGTTATCCGCCGGGGGAGCGGCCCTACTGGGAACCTTCGAAGCACCTCATCACATTCCGAAACGGAGCCATCGGCATTACGCGATCGGCCGACGAACCCGAACGGCTACGCGGACCACAGTTTTCCAAATTCTGGGCTGATGAGCTGGCCGCTTGGAACTTCGTGCAGGAAGCCTGGACGCAGATCATGTTCGGCTTCCGCGTGCCGACCGAGAAACCGATTCAGGGCGTCATCACGACTACCCCGAAACCGATTGATGTTATCAAGGCGCTGCAAAAAGATAAAGATTGCGTCATCACGCGGGGAACCTCCGACGAGAACCGGGGCAATCTCTCGCCGGTTTTCCTCGAGCGGGTTATCGAGCCGTACCGCGGCACGCGCATCGGCCGGCAGGAGATCGAAGGCGAGCTGCTCACCGACACGCCGGGCGCGTTATGGACTCAGGCCATGATCGACTCCACGCGGGTGGAGCTTTCGCAAGTGCCGTTTCCGCTTGTCCGGGTAGTGGTGGCGATCGATCCTGCGGTGACCGCCTCGGAAACCAGCGATGAGACCGGCATCGGCGCGGCGGGCCTGGGGGCGAATGGGCATGTATACGTGCTGCAGGACGATACGTGTCGCGAGACAGTGGGGCAATGGGGCAAGCGCGCCTGTCGGCTTTGGCTCAAGTGGAATGGAGATCGCTTTGTGGCCGAAGTCAATAACGGCGGCGACTTGGTGGAGGCCAATCTGCGCTCGATAGCCGGCGCCATGCGGGAATCCAATCCCGGTATCTCGCTGGAGATCCCGTTCCGAGCGGTACACGCGACACGCGGGAAGTTGCTGCGAGCCGAACCGGTGGCGGCCATGCACGAGCGCGGGCGCATTCACTTCGTGGGGAAAATGCCGGAGCTCGAAAAGGAATGCACAACCTGGGTCTCCGGCGCGAGCCCGAAATCGCCCAACCGTTTGGATTGGCTTTGCTGGGCGGTGTACGATCTGGCGCTGAGTCCGCTCGCCCAAACAAGCATCGTCACCGCAAATTACGGCGGCGAAATCTCGCCCATCTGATATACTTGCGGCAAATGAAACTTCTTTTCGCGCTGCTGCTCGCGACTCTGGCGCAAGGCGCGCCGGTCAATATCGTTGACGTTTTGTATCGGCCGAGTGGCAACCCACCGCAAGTCGCCGCGGGAACCGATATCACCATCACCCAGACGGCGTTCACCAATCCGGCGGGCAATTACTACCCAGCGTTTCAACTCACGCCGCACCCGGTGAGCGACGCTGGTGGCAACATCAATCTGTGGCTGGAGCCCAATCAAACCGGGCAGCCGTACCAGATCATCTACCGGGCAACCAATGGCGTGCTCACGCGGGAATGCTGGAACGTACCGGTCTCCAATTCCGCGCTCAAAATCAAAGACGTGCGCTCCACACTGTGCACTTCGACCCCGAATGCGGTCGTGCAGCTTGGGCAGCTGGCGCAGGGCGGCGCGCTACAAGGCTACGTGATTACGTGGAACAACACGCTGAAGCGCTGGGAAGCCGATCCGCCGACCGGAGGCGGTGGCGTAACCGCCGCGCAGATCCAGTCGAATGCGCTGGTCTGCGCCGATGACACCGGTGTGTCGGGAAGCGCGTATGTGGTAACCCAATCGCCCGCCCCGACGATTGGAGCCTACAGCGTAGTTTGCTTCAAGGCGGCCAACACATCCTCCTTCTTACCCGGTCTTAGTGTCAACGGCGCTGGCTTCTCGGGGCTATTCAAGCAGGACCCGTCCTCGGGGTATCAGCGGATTGATCCGGGAGATATCGTCGCGGGCCAGATCGTCTACGCAGTCTGGAATACGCAACAAGGTGGGGGATGGCAGGTACTCAACATCAACCCGCCGAGCTTGCCGGTGGGAGCAGATCAGGGCGGCACTGGCGCGCAAACCCTCGCCCTTCACGGCACGCTGATCGGCCAAGGCGTCAACCCGGTAGCGGTAGGCTCGCCCGGCACGGCTGGCTGGGTGTGGACCTCTAATGGCGCAAACGCCGATCCAACCATGCAGGCGCCATCGGGTGGTGGAAGCTCCAGCGCTTTCCAGAGTTTTATTTTGGTGGATGGCAGCGCAGCCGGGGGCTGGACGGCGCTGGCGTTCAGTAATGGCTCGGCCATACTGGGCGTGGCGACCGCTGCCGGGCCGCTCTCGGCAACCCAGACCATTGGAGCGCTCCTACTCGCTACCGCGACTACAAACCTGGTGATGGTAACCACCAAGTACGAAGCCGCAGGCACGGTGGATATCGGGTGGGTGACGATCATGCGTGGGGTGGAAGGCGCTCCAGCGGCCGGCTCATGGAACTTTTCGGTGTATCTCGGCTGCGCGGCCAACGACAGCAATTTTACTTACGGCACGCCTTCCACGTTGACATTCACGCCACCCGCTACAGGAGGAGTCATTTCCAATTACCGCGTGACCGGGGTCAACGTGCCGGCCAGTTGCGCGGCGCACAAGCCGATGCAGGTTTGGATATTCCGTACCGCCGATACGGGAGGAACGACTGGAGTGAATGCGCCGATGGTCTCGATCGACGTGACGCAACACTAACTGCCCTCGCGCAATGTCCGTATTCGGATCGATTAATTCCCTCACCATGACGGGCTGCGCAGCCGGAAACATCTTGATCGTGGATGTCGTCAAGACCGACACCAACGCGGCAATGAGCGTACTGACCGCCGCATTGCAGGACAGCCACAGCTAACCGGACGCGCCCCGTGCCGCCGCGAGAACGGCCGAGCTCGGAGCCGCCAGTGACTGGCGAACGGGCGTTTTTATCACCGAGGTGAGGTTGCACAATTGCTCACCTGTGTGTTACTCTCTTTTGGTATGCCCCAGACTGCCAGCGAGCCAACATCTAAGGCTCCCACCAAACGACAAGGCGATGACCTGGCAGTCGGGGCCACCAAGCGGCCTCTGGTCGTGTGCGTGTGTTTGACCAAGGACCGGCCGCAGATGCTCCAGCGGGCGATCGGCTGCTTTCGCGCGCAGAGCTATCAGCGGAAACGGATGCTGGTATTTGACACGAGTGATAAGCCTTCGTTGCCTGAGTCAAAAAATCCCCAAGTAGGAGTGATTCACGCAACGGGGATGGGCTATCATGGCGTCGGATACTTGCGCAACTTCACCGCGGCTTGTTTCGGCGGCAAACAACCACCGGAAATTATCGTGCATTGGGACGACGACGACTATTCGCACCCCGAGCGCTTAGCCGAGCAAGTGGCCTTGCTTCAGGCGAGCGGGAAAGAGTGCGTGGGCTACCGCGAAATGCTGTTCTGGCGGACGCCAATCGGGGAGGCGTGGCTTTACACGCACGGCAAGCCGAGCTACTGCCTGGGAACGTCGCTCTGTTATTGGAGGCGCGTGTGGGAGAAACGGCGCTTCGAAGATTTGAAACACGGAGAGGATCACGCCTGGCTGAAGGGCGTCGATTCGCTGGGCGTCTGCCGCCGGGTTTGGGAGAATGAGCGCATCGACCCGCAGCAAGTGAAGCAGCGCAACTATATCGGCGACCCGCGCATGATCGCCTCGATTCACGGCGGGAACACCTCGCCAGCGTATCAGCACCTGGAAGCCTGCGAGAGACAGGGCGAGAAGTGGAAACGAGTGCCAACCTGGGATGACTATTGCAGGCGCACGATGGAGGCTTGAACCATGTGGATTGAGGACGCGAATGGCAACAAATGCAGCACTGAATACTGGGGCTCAGAAGAAAAGGCGCGAGAAGCGCTGGCGAGCGTCACTGACTCTAAGAACTGTGTAGACTGCTCCCGCTGCTCCGGCTGCTCCCGCTGCTCCCGCTGCTCCGGCTGCTCCCGCTGCTCCGACTACTCCGGCTGCTCCCGCTGCTCCGACTGCTCCGGCTGCTCCCGCTGCTCCGACTGCTCCGACTGCTCCGGCTGCTCCCGCTGCTCCGACTGCTCCGGCTGCTCCGACTGCTCCGGCTGCTCCGGCTGCTCCGGCTGCTCCCGCTGCTCCGACTGCTCCCGCTGCTCCGACTGCTCCGGCTGCTCCGGCTGCTCCGACTGCTCCGGCTGCTCCGACTGCTCCGACTGCTCCGGCTGCTCCGGCTGCTCCGACTGCTCCGGCTGCTCCCGCTGCTCCGACTGCTCCGACTGCTCCCGCTGCTCCGACTGCTCCGACTGCTCCGACTGCTCCCGCTTAAGAGGCGCTACTCCGGTTGCAGGGGCCGCGAAGAAAGCCATTATTCCGGTCATCCCGGACATCCACAAAGCCATCTACGCGGCGGCCTCGGGTCCGGGAGCGCTGAACATGAACGCGTTTCATACCTGCGAGAAAAAGCATTGCCGTGCTGGATGGGCCGTGACTTTGGCTGGAGCGGAAGGCCGCGCGCTGGAAAACTTTTTCAATACGGAGCTGGCCGCCATGCTGATCTATCGGGAGAGCGGCTACCCGATCAATCCGGCTCGGTTCTACGATTCTAACGAGGATGCCATGGCCGACATGAAGCGCTTGGCGGAACAGGCCGCGGAATGAAGCGCACGCCTCTAAAGCGGTCGACCAAGCCCATCCCCAGGCGTCGCGCGAAACCCCGGCGCGGGCCGCTGCGCTGTCCGGCTTATCGCCAGTGGCTCAAAGATCGGCGTTGCTCGGTGTGTCCGGCGACGCCGTCGGACCCGGCGCATACGGCCAACAACGGAACGGGTAGCAAGGGCCCGGATTCGTCTTGCGCGCCGTTGTGCCGGGTCCATCACCGGGAATACGACGCGGGGCGGAAGAAGTTTGAGGCCAAGTACGGGATTGAAATGAGGACCGTGGCCGGCGCCTTTTGGTTTGTGTTTTCGACCGGCATCAGCGAGGAAGGGCTGAGGCGCAATTTATGAGTACGTGGCTGGCCATCCCGTCGAAGCGCCCTCCGGAGGAAGCGGAAAAGGTTTTGAAGCTGTGGCGCGAGCGTGGCTACAAATTAGCCGTTTACCGCGACCACACCGACCCGGAGCTCGCAGACTTGGACATGCAAATAGTCGGCTGCACGCCGTACCCTGGCTACGCGATGGCGGTGAATTCCCTGTGCCAGCACATCATGCTGGAAGACCCGCAAGCGGAATGGATCTGTACCGGCGGCGATGACGTCGAGCCGGATGCGAACCACTCCGCCGAAGAGATTGCACAGGAATGCTCGCATAACTTTAGCTCGAATGATGGCCTAGGTACGATGTGGAAGGCGGGAACCTTCGGCGTGATGCAGCCCACCGGCGACCCTTGGAGCGACACACAGGGCCGCATCATCGAGCGCATCGCCGGCTCTCCGTGGATGGGCCGCGAATTCTGCCGGCGCATGAACGGCGGGCAAGGTCCGCTGTGGCCCGAGTACACGCATTGCTTTGAGGATGAGGAGCTGCAATGTGTGGCCCAAAAGCTGGGCGTGTTTTGGCAGCGGCCGGACTTGGTTCACAAGCATAATAACTGGGCGCGGACACCCAACGCAAAGCCGCCGGCATTTCTGGCTGAAGCAAACTCGCCACAGCATTGGGCGAAATACAAAGCGCTGTTTGAGAGGCGCAAAGCCGGGGGCTTCCCCGGATCAAATCCTATTGATTAGCGGGTGCCGTTCAAAAAGAAAGAACTCATCCCATGAGCACCGAACAGGAGAAATCGGCAGTCGCTCACATCCTAGCCGACGCGCAGTATCCGTGCATCGTCGAGTTGGGCGCCCATTGCGGCGAGGACGAAACGTGGTTGCGCGACGCCTGCAGCTCAGACCCGCTGTATGTGATGGTCGAGCCCGACCCGCGCAATGTGCAATACCTGATCGAGCTGCCCCGCTCGGAGAACCGGCGTATCCTCATCGGGGCGGTGTCCGATCAGAACGAAATGCGCCCGTTTCACTTCTCGGAAAACAGCCTGGATCATAACCACGCTTCGGGGTCGTTGCGTTACCCTTCGGCGCATCTGGAATGTTTTCCACATGTCACCTTTCCCTGTACGGGAATGGTGCGCTGCTATACGTTGGACGCGATCTTCGAGCGCGAGCGGTTGACCAAAATCGATCTGCTGTGGGTGGATATCCAGGGCGCCGAACGGGAAATGATTTTAGGTGGAGCCAAGGCTTTGTCGCATACGCGCTACTTGTTCATGGAGGCCGAGCCCGCGGTCGAGCTGTACGAAGGGGCGGCGCTGCGGGCCGAGCTGCTCGCCCTGTTGCCGGGCTGGTCATTGCTCGGCGAATTCGAGGCCAATGTCTTGCTCCAAAATGAGAACTTCCGCGACCGGGGGCCGCGCCTCACATGAATATGAAAGTAGGGATCTCCACGGTGGGGCTTGGCGGCTGGTATCCGCGAGGCGTGGCGCGGCTCATCCAGAAATTCCACGAGTGCTCGCCGGGATACCAGATCTTCGCTTATGTCAATGTGCTTCCAGATGCCGCGCCGGACGGAGTGATCGAGGACGACTACGACTACACCGGCTACTGCGCCAAGCCCTTTGCGCTGATGGATGCGCTGGTGAGCGGCGCCGACATCGCCATCTTGCTGGACGCGGCCTTCTATCCGATCCGGCCGATTCAACCGCTGGTCGATCACATCCATCAGCATGGATATTACCTGTGCAAGAACGGCCACACGGTCGGCGAATGGTCTTCCGATCGGTGCTTGCAGCGAATGGGCGTGCCGCGCGAGGAAGCCTTCACCATGGAAGAGGCAAGCTCGTATTGCGTGGGCGTGAACTTCGCCGACGGCCGCTGCATCGAATTAGTGCAGCGCTGGTGCGGCTGGGCGCAGGACCGGCTCACCATACCGGGGCCGCATACCAGCCAGTGGAACACCCGCACCATGCCGCAATGCGAGGGGCGCAACAAAGGATTCGTGTCGCACGACAAGCGCGTAAAGGGGCACAGGCATGACCAAAGTGTTTTAAGTATTCTCGCCCATCGCCTGGGGCTCATCAACTTGACCGAGCGGCCGAAGTTCACGGCGTACTTGGGCAGCGAATCGGAAGAGACGGTGCTGGTCAATCATGGAGGCCTGTGAGAGCGAGTCAATACGGCGAATCCGACCAGATCGCCCGGCACTTCGGCGCGCGTATCGGGCGCTTCCTTGATATTGGAGCGTATGACGGCATCACGTTTAGCAACACCTGGCCTCTCGCTCTATCGGGCTGGTCGGGCGTGTGCGTCGAGCCCGCTCCGGGAGCCTTCGTCGCGCTGATGAACAACTACCAGGGCAACCGCCTCGTGCAACTGGTCAATGTTGGTCTGGCTCCGGTGGCTGGCCTGTACCAGTTCTGGGCCAACGCGGAGGCTGGGGGAACCGACGCGCTGTCGAGCTTCAAGCACGAACACGTCAAGCGATTTCCCCATTTGCCCTGGCGGGAAATGTGGGCTTACGCTGTGACCTGGGATACGCTGCTCAGAACACACGAAGGGCCGTACCAGTTCATCAACATCGACGTCGAAGGGATGAACCCGGAAATTCTGACCGGGCTGTGCGACCGCATAGCCATCGTGCAACCGGAAATGGTCTGCGTGGAACTCGACCCGGCGGCGGAAACCGACTGGATGAAATGGAAACTCGAACGGGCGGGACTCAGCAAACAGGAAGTGGTCGGCGGCAACCTGCTGGCCTCAAAATAGTGTACAATTGCGCAATGCTAGAAACAGCCAAGAATAAGCCAAAGATCAGCGCTGGAGCGCGGCGGCGTATTCGCGAATTCGTGACACGGATTGAGGAATTGCAAAAAGAGTTCAGCGTTGAGATTTGCACGCAAGATGATTCCATCGTTTTTCGAGACGTCCTGCGGACCGACGACTGGCAAGGATACGGCTACTGGGACGCCTCTATTTTTGACACTCAGGGCAAGTACCGAATGCGGGTTCGCAACATCAGATTTGAGGAGTTTAGCTTGTGGGGCAAATAAATAAGGGTCTGTTTCAGTATCCCAAGCCCGATGATCCCGACCGGGCAGAAGACTTGCTCGACGAGATTCAAGCCGTGCTGCGCAAGCGCGGGGCGGCGCTGCTGGTAGCGCGTGAGTCTATCGTGCTGTGCTTGCCGACGCCGCATAACGCCGCGTGGCGAGCCATTGCGCAAGCGGAGGCTATCACGCCCACCGAGATTCGCTGGAGGCCGGTGCCGTGGAATATCGCGAGGGAATAGCCGTGACGCGAGTTTCCGACAAGGGCAAGCGGTTATGCGCTTAGTCTGTTTGATGCCGGTAAGAAATGAGGCGTGGTGTTTGGGTCTCTCGGCGCGCGCCGTGCTCGAATGGGTGGATCACTTGGTAGTGCTCGACCACGCCTCGACCGATCCCACGCCCTCATAGAGGGTGTAGATCGCCTCGTTG